TTCTTATTGTTTTTGTATATGGTGTTTCTTTATATATTGTTTACATAATTAACACAAAAAAGAAGCCATTAATTGAACATAATATTAAATTATTTTACCCTAAAAAACTGTAAAAACATTAAGAAATTTTAACATTTTAAAAAATAATTAAAAATAATTGTTGCATTATTTGAACAGTTTGATAATTTTTAATTAAATTAAATTAAAAGGGAAGGAATAAAACAATGAGAAGTACAGACGAACATAGAAATAAATTCAGTGTAGAAGCATTAAGATTAGAATTAGATAAATACGCTAATCTTTATAATACCGATCCTGAATACGATTATGATGATTTAATAAGTTCATTATATACGATCGGTTACGATATGGACATTATTGAAGAAGTTGAATACGAATTAAGAGAATTACTCAAATAAGATCGAAACGCCTGAAAAGGCGTCGTAACTTAATTAGTTGCCTGATGAGATCAGTTAATTTAAACGAGGATAAACAAATGAGAAGATTAATGACAATTAAAGAAATAACAAAATTAAATTATGAGGAAGAAAAAAATCAAAATGAGTTAGCGGAAATAGTCGTATCATTTTTAAAAGATTACGACACAAAGAAACTAACTAAAAGACATATAGATAAATTAAAAGAACATTTATTATTACAAAAAGAATACTATAAACCAAAATATAAAAAAGTAATGGTTTATATAACTGATAATTATAGTTCAACTTATCTAGTAGTTAAAACAAGCATATTAAAAGAATATGGTTATGATGTTGAGTTAAACCATTTACGAATCGGTAATGGTGAGAAATGTCCGATTATTGATATTGAACAAATCAAACATAACAATCAATGGTGTTTATGTGCTTCAAAGGAACGCAACGAACAAAGAAAAAAAGCGTTATTTCTTCGAACTGGTTACACGTTAAATAAAATTGAAGATACAATCAACGAAATAAAAGAGCTTCAAAAGAAATTAGAAAAGCAAACTAAAGATTTACCCGAAGCCTTGACTTATCAAAAATTAACCGAAAAATATCCTAAAATGGATGAGAGATATTATACATCTTAACTGATGAGGATTGAAAATCCGAAACGCACTTCGGTGCGTCTTAAGATAAACAAAAATAGGAGAAACGAAAATGAAAACATATAGAATAGTCGTAAAAGACGTTTATGAAGTCGAAGCAAGCTCACCTAAAAAAGCAATAGCAAAATACCTTAATGAAGACAAAGGGGCTATGATAGTGAGTTTTACAGTATCTAAACCTAAACTAATTAAATCTTAACTGATGAGGATTGAAAATCCGAAACACCCTTCGGGGTGTCTTAAGATAAACTAAAAAGGAGAAACTAAAATGAATTACAAAGAAAATTATCAAGCAATGATTGAAAGAGTCAAGAAAGCTAAAACCATTGAACAACTAAAAAAATTAGAAAAATCAAATGATAATTTATATAATAATTATTGCTTAAAAGGGTTTCAATTTAGACAAATTGATTTGTTAATAGTAAATAAAATTATAAAATTAGGAGAATGAAAAATGAATAAAGAAGAAAAAAAATATTATAAGGGTAAAAAATGTACTTTGGAACAATGAGTTTAAAAGATATTGTAGAAGATTTAAAAAATACCGATCCAAATAAATGGACTGTAAACAATCTTTTAGAATATGGTTACGAAAAAAATCAAAGGTTTAATTATATATTCGTATCAAAAATAATTAGGGAACTTAAAAAAGAAAAGAGGATAAAATGAGTAACGAAAAAATAAAATTAACAGTAGAAATATATAAAACAGAAACAGAACAACACGAAGTAATTGTTGATAAAGAAACATATGAACAATTAGGAAATCAGTTTTCTGTATCAGATTGGGTATCAGAAGATACACTCAAATGGACAGAACAAGGAAATTGGGATTATGATTTTTTAGAAATAAAGGAGATAAAATGAGGGAGATATTATCAAATGACGTGGGCTAAATTATTATTAGTTATAGGAACAATAGAAAGTGGTCTTGATCCAGATGCAATAGGAGATAATGGCAAGGCTTATGGACAATATCAATTATGGGAAATATATATTGATGACGTAAACAGAACGCAAGATACAAACTTCACACACCAAGATGCGTTTGATGTAGAGAAAGCGGAACAAATAGTAATGCTTTACACAACGTATTGGTGCGAGCGGCGAAACCTACCATTGACCGCTGAAAACATTTGTAGATTTCATAATGGTGGTAGCGGTTGGATATTTAAACCACACAAGACAGAAGCATATTGGAATAAATGTAAAAAACTAATAGACAATATGTCCATTAGATGATAGCTTACTTAAAGAATAAATATAAAGGAGAAACAAATGAAATATTGGATAACCAATGAAGAAATGGGAGAGGGATTCATCTATGATACAAAGGTGCATAAGCATCTTGATTATAACGAATTAATCTCTATTGAAACACACGAAGCAAATACTAGAAGAACAAAATATCTTATCAGAGATGTTTGGAGTATTGAACAACTTAAAGATTTACAAGAATATCTTAATGAATATCTTGAAGAAAAAGAAGAAGAAGAATACGACGAAGATAGAGAAGCTAGAGAGTATGAGGGTGGCAAAGAAGATTACCTTTATGATAATTATGTAGCAGACCAATTAGAAGAAAGAGGTAAGTAATGCCAAAACCACAAACACAAAAAGAATTAAATCAATATTTTAATATATCAATCGAAGTTCTTTTCCATAGCATTGAAAAATTAGAAAAAAGAATTAAACAATTAGAAGAAAGGGATAAATAAATGTTAGAATTAGAATACATTCAAGCAACAAAACAGTACAACATTAGTGGTCTAAAGTATTCAGTTGAGGAAGCTAAAAATATAGCTTTCTTCATTGAAACTATGGAACAAGATAAACATTACACACAACAAGATGTGGATCGTGATGACGCACAACAAGAAATTAACTATAAAAGAGGACAATAAAATGATGCAAGATGAATTAAAAAGACTGGAAGATATACAAAAATCTAAATTAAGAGATGTTCAATGGGCAAAAGAATCACTTGCTAAATCAGAACTTGAGTTAGAAATGGTAGAGAATAGAATCAAACTTACCAAGCAAGTTATGGAAGATGAGGTGGTTAGATGAAACTACGATTAGTTGGAGTTACCTTTGCTAGTAACTATGACCCAAGTATTAAGAAGCTACGTCCTAGTGGTGTAGTTTCTTTTGAAGCAGAGCCTGATAACGAACACGACCCAAACGCAGTAAAGGTTATGTATAAGGACAAGCACATAGGTTATGTTCCTAAATCAGAGGAAGCACAGAAGTATGCACTTGAATATGGCACAGCTACTATCATTGACTATGCTTATTATGACAACGACATAAAGTGGAACGAGCAACACATTGGTGAGTTCCAAGCTATGACATTTCAGATAGGTGACGTTGAACTAGACAATGGTAGAATCATTGGCGGTCAGTATCTTCGTTGTACACAGTTCCTTAAATACTTTGATCCATATGGAAGTAGTGAGGGTTTGATTAAGTGGGCGTTTGGTCAAGGCGATACATACGAAGCATACGAAGAAGCACTCAATCTCGCTGCAGAGAATGGCACATTTATGCACGAAGCGATTGAATGTTCTTTTCGTGAAGAAGATTATGATAAAGATTTCTTAACTGATATAGCTATCCACTTGCCAAAAGGTTGGGATAACTTTGTAGAAAAATATCAACCCGAATTTGTTTGGGGTGAAGAAAGATTCTATGACAATAACCTTATGGTTACGGGACAACCCGACTTTGCGGGATACATAGAATACAAAGGCAAACGTGTCCCTTGTTTGCTGGATTGGAAGTCTAGTAGAAAGCCAAGCAAAAAACACGAAATGCAAATTAGTATCTATGCAATGAACAGTAAGGTTGATGACCAAGATATTGAGGGTGCAATGGTTGTTGCGTTTGGTACTGATAACAAACAAGGATTTGCTACCAAGTGGGTAACAAGAGAACAAATAGAGAGTAACTATCAAGGGTGTTTACATATCAAGAAAGCTATGGAATGCGTTGGTTGTTATATAAGTAATTATTATTAAGGAGAATAAAATGAATGTACATTTTAGTAGCAAAACAGATGATTGGTATACACCACAATACATAATTGATGATGTTTGCGAATCTTATGGATTAGGTTGGTTTGAATTAGATGTTTGTGCTTCAAAAGAAAATGCAAAGGCAAGTGTATTCTATACCAAAGAAGATGATGGGTTATCTAAAAATTGGTTTGGTAATGTATGGATGAATCCTCCGTATGGTAGAGAGATAGGTAAGTGGATTAAAAAAGCGTATGAAGAATCTCAAAAAGGATGCACAGTTTATTGTTTAATACCTAGTCGAACAGACACAAAATGGTGGCACGATTATGTTATGAAAGGTGATATAACTTTTATCAAAGGGAGAATTAAATTTGGTGGAAGTAAAAATGTTGCACCATTTCCAAGTGCGTTAGTTATATTTGATAAAAATAAAAATAATAAAGGAGAATAAAATGATATATGAAAGAGGAGAGTTTGGAATATTTCCAGCTAAACTAATAGAGGGTATGACACCTAATCAACAAGTGGTTTTAAGTTGGTTGATCTATCATACTAATAGTAAGACAGGTGCTTGTTTCCCTAGTCATAATACGTTGTGCAAAGAAACAGGTATTAAGTCAAGAACAACAATGATACAAACACTTAACGAGTTAGAAAATTTGGGTTATATATTCAAAGATAAAGCAGACAATGGTCGAGGTGGTTATCTTCGTAATCAATACAAAGTGTTCATTAAAGGCAGTAGACTACGTTCAGATATTGAACAAGACTACGTTCAAAAATTGGACACTAACCATAAGAAAGAGAATCAAAAGAATTATAACATAGAGTTGTTTGAAAAATGTTGGGTAGATTATGAGCGTAAAGGTAACAAACAAATAGCATTACGTTATTGGAAAAAACTATCTACTGAAGATCAGCAGTTAGTTCACGACAATATTCATAGCTATAAAAGTAGTAGAGAGTATCAATATAGAAAAGACTTTCAAGGCTGGATTAATCCTACTAACAAAATTTTTGCAGATGAGATTGAAAGAAAGGAGATAAGGAGTATATGAGAGAATTACCTAACGACATCAAAGCAGAAAAAGGTGTGTTAGGCTCTATTCTTTTAGACCCAACAGAAACCTTTCCTAAAATTACATTATCTAGAGATGACTTCTATGAACACAAACATAAGGTGTTGTTTGAAGCATTAAGAAATATGTACGTTGATAATCTTACACTAGATATGATTACAATTAGAAATTATTTAGATGACAATAACTTATTAGATAAAGTAGGTGGTGAAAACTATTTACTTAATTTACAAGGAGTTGCTGTTGTTCCTAGTCATTCAAAGCATTATCAAAGTATTGTGTTGGATAAATCCAATCTACGCCGAGAGATAAAAATATTATCAGAAGCGTTGGATAAAACATACGAGGGTGAAAGTAATGCTGATAAAGTTATAAGTGAATTAAGTTTAGCTAATATAAATACAGACTTATCATTTGAAGAAATGGGCGAGAAGTTTATTCAAGATTGTATTGATGGAAAGGTTGGTGAGTTTGATTGGTGGTGTGATGAGTGGACAAAACATCTTGGTAAAATGAGTAGTGAACTTATGATATTTCACGCACCAAGATCAACTGGTAAAACCGCATTGATGCTACAATGGATATTAGATTCACATATAAAAACTAAACGAACACCATTAGCTAGTATAGAGATGCTTAAACCCGAACTTCTTCCAAGAATGATAGCTTATCTTGGCAAAATCAATACATATATGATGAGGGTCAGAGGTCACGCCAACGTCGAAGAAGTAAACAAATCAAAAGAAGCAGTACAACATATCAAAACTCTTGATTTATGTGTAAGAGATAAAGGTATGAGTATTGATGACATAAGAGCGTGGGCTATATCAGAGTCAAGAAGTGGTGTTGATGCAATCTTTATTGATAACTTACTTTCTATTAACGACGGCGGCAAAAGATATGATTCAAAAACTATTATGTATGATCACTTCATTCGTAGATTAAGAGATTTACGAGATGATTTAAGAGTACCTATAATAATACTTGCACACCCAAATAGTGAGGGACAAGTTGCGTGGAGTCGTGACGTTGAAAACTTTGCTGACGTAATTCTTTATCTTGAAACAGTTATAGATGATATAAATGTAAGCGGCAAAAGAATAAGTAAAGACAGTAACATAGCGGGCGACCACGTTATAGCCAAGTTTCAAAAGAACAGACAAGGTCTTTCTCCAGTAGCTAGTCTTGAATTTGATAAGATAACACAAACATTTAAACACTTGCGTTGGGAGTAAGTGTTGACATAAACAAACATAAATGTAATATTATAAAAAACATAAGGAGAAACAGATGGGATTAACAAACACATCAAATAGAACAAGCAAGATAGTAACAATAGTAAGAGGAAGATTCACAATCAGGTTACCTGAAGGAGCAGATGATCCTAACGCAGTAGAACGCACACTTGAAAAAGGTGCTAATGCAGGTAAGGTAATCAAAGAATTACAATACACAGGTATCGAGGGTCTTATAAAATCATCATACTTTGAGGATTCAAACTTCGGTACAAACTTTGTAACTGAATTAGAAGATGATGAAGGGGCAAGGTTTAAACTTCAAATATCATTTAAATCACAGTTCTTTAGTCAGTATGCAAAGCGTATGCCTAATATTGATAAGAGCAAACCTTTGTTTTTGGGTATAGGATATGACAGAGAAAGAGAACGTCACTTCTTATATGCAAAACAAAATGGTGATAAGGTATCGACATATTACACAAAAGAAAATCCTAATGGTATGCCACCACCAGTACAAAAAACTATAAGAGGTAAAAAGGATTGGACTTGGGAAGAACAAGAAAACTTCCTGTATGAAGTGGCTATGGACTTTTCGGGTGAAGAATCCAAAGAGGATATGCCTTTCTAATGCCTAAACTACCACACAACCGAACTTGGTATATTAAAAAATTAGTGGCTAAAGCAAAGTTGTGTGTTAAAAAGCGTGATAATTATACTTGTCAATATTCGGGTAAAGAATGTTCGGGGTCTGATTGTCACGCTTCTCACGTTTTAAATGTAGGTACACACAAAGCATTTGAACTTGACCCTACTAATATGAAAGTATTATCTAGCTACTATCATTTACATTGGTGGCACAAAGACGTACTACACGCAACAGAATGGTTTAAAGAAAAGTTTCCAGAAAGATATCATTATCTTATGGAAGCGAGTAAACTTAAATGGAAGATACCTACACCAACCCTTGCTGAACTACACGAGAATACAAAAGCTGATGGGTCAGACTATGCAGAAAAGTATTATGAGATTGTAAAGGAATTAATAAAATGATAATTATACACGAAGAATATGATTCAGAACTACATAATTTTCGATTAAAGTATTATGACTTTTATTGTAAAATGCAAAGAAAAAAAGATATAGAAAGAGAAAAAAAAGAAAAAAGAAATTTAAAAAACAATATAGTAAATCTTATTTATGAAGATATTTATAATACACCTTATATTCTTTTGCTTTTAAGTATTTTTGGAGAGGGAGGAATAGATTTAACACAAAGATTAACTAGAGAAATGAGAAAGGAATTTTATAGATGAATGATGAAACAATGCTATACTATGGTATGATAATGATTATGGGTGCATTAATATTTGTTGGACTGATGGAGATGATAAGTGATATTACCCCAAGATGACAATGAAAGAAAAAAGATAAACATCTATTCGGGTGTTATCAAATACTTTCCAAGAGCGTTATGTGCAGTAGCATTACGTTCAGCGGCAGGCAGTAAACAGCTACACCCCGACGAGCCAATGCATTGGGATAGAAACAAATCAAAGAATGAACTAGACTCTATGATGCGACATATCCTAGATGAAGAATGGGACGCAGTTGCGTGGCGGGCTTTAGCTAATCTTGAGAAGAAACTGGAAGATGAAGGATAAAGAATTAAGAATAGGTTTTAGATTTTTTGCATTACACCCAATGCTTAAATCTGTTATCATTCCCAATGATCCTTATTGCTCATATGATTTTGAATGTAATTATTATATAATAGAAGTAAAAGCTAGAGATAAATATTATAATGAGTGGTTAATTGAAAAACTAAAAGCACGAAATAATTTAAAGATAAGTAAAGAAATAAGAAAACAATTTTTATATCTATCAGAGTATCAAGGTATATGCTATGTACATAATATTTCAAAAATGGTTGATGAGGGATATGACTTTAAATGGGAGAAAAGAAACTTGCCTGCTACCACAGAGTTTAATAAAACAAAATGGATAGAAAAAGAAGTTGGATATATGCACATAAGTAAATCAAAACAAATAAAAATAGGAGAAACAAGTGATTAAAATTACAATAGAAGATGAACAAGAAATAGTAGGTGTTAAAGATAAACATAGTTGGACATTAGAAGATACAGTTAATGTATTTGAAAATGCACTGAATAAATTCTTTGGTTCTGAAGTTGAAGTATCTGTTAAAGCTAAACAAAAATCTACTACTGAAGTACCTGTATTAGAAGCAGAGGGAATGTAATGAATTGTTGGCATTGTAATACAGAACTAATATGGGGTGCTGACCACGATATAACAAAAGAATCAGAGGACTTTGATATTGTTACAAATCTATCGTGTCCAAACTGTGAAACACATATAGAAGTTTATCACAAATTTTCTTGACAATCTTTTACAATTCCTGTAAAGACGTATTATAACTCGTTCAACCTATATGGTCGGAAGTAGGTCACAGTGACCGAAGGAACGCTAACATTGGAGGTCGTCAATGGAAGTTATCCTTTATTATCGAGGAGTAGCATACAAGAAAATCCTAAAGAGGTAGTATGCGTATATGTCCCACTTCGGTGGGACTTATCTCTATACCGATTTGCTCACTCGCCTGTCTTATCATTTCTGATCTATCAAAACCTTTTACTTCAACTGTTGCTTCTTTACCTGACTCTTTGTGAACAATACGATACATAGACATAACTCCTTTATAATTTTAAATGTGAATAAGATGTGACTATGGAAGTTTTACTGTAGAGCCACACTACAGAGAATAGGGAAATGATACCCTCAAGGTTACTTCCTAACTTTTGACTTGGGAACTACCGAAGTAAAATCCTACTAAAGCTAACATTGTTTGTCTAACTTCAGGTAATAAAACGTATCCATTTAATTCTATCCAGCCATTACTTTTGGAAAACATATCGCCAATAAACATATGTAATAATCCACTACCTTTATTCGCTTCTATAGTAACTGGCTCATTAAAGAAAGCAAGAATAAAAGGTGCAAAAATTACTGCGAACAATGTACATATAGCTATTACTCGTCTTACTATAGCACCTGCTTGTCCTGTTCTTTTTGCTGCTCTGTCTGCACTATCATCTGCCATACCTTGTTTCTTCAACATAGCTTCAAGTTGTGCTGATTGTGATTGTGCTTGTGCGGCTATCAGCTTCATTACAAAACCCGACAAACTACCACCTAACATAGCTAATAATTCTACGCTCACGCCATACCTTTTTTCTTGGTAAACTTTTTCTTTTTCTTTTTAAGTTTTGCAAAATCAGCAGCATCAATCTTGTTTGGATCACCTGCAACTCTTGCTATCTTCATTTGTTTTGGTGTTAAGTTTGGCATTACATACCTCCATAACCATAGGATTTTTTACCACCCATAGGTTTCTTTACAGGCTTCTTTTTTTTAGTAAACTTCTTTTTACCTTTTTTCATATCCATTATGTACCTACTTTCTTTTGTGCTTTTTTATGTGCTTGTGTAAACGTCTTACCAGCTAACATTTCTTTAGTCATCATATCCATATGTTTTTTGCTATGATGCTTTGAATGTTTTTTCATAGTATCTTGCTGACGTTTGGTTAATTTTTTTGTAAATTTTGTTTTCTTTTTCATTACCATTTTACCTTATTAGCCCAAAAAGCTGCACTCATTTTTCCTTTAGCAATGTTGCGTCTATGTCGAGCCTTGAATGATTTACGTTTCATCTTCATACGTCTAGACTCACCAGCTTTTGGTTTGCCTGCTGTAGAAGCACCCTGTTGACCAAATCGAATTGTCTTTATTTTATTACCCTCTTTAGCAACAACTATATGAGATTTCTTTGGGTGGTTAGGGGTACGTTTTGGTTTATTAAAACCACTAACACCTGCTCTTGCTAATCTTGGGTCTTTCTTACTCATCTAAACCTCGCAGTTTTTTTCGCTATTCTTTTTGGTTGTTTAACAAACTGCTTTCCTTTTTTTGTACCCTCTCGTTTTGCTTTACTTGTCGCTGCATATTCAGCACTAGACAAAGCTTTAATAGCAGCTTCAGGTAAATATCTTTCACCTGTTTCAGATGACTTCTTACCTGACTTGGTACGCCACTTTTGTTTTGTCCACTTCTTTAATGATAATTGCGACTTCTTCACTTACGAGTCCTTTTTAAATAGTTCTTTGCTTTCTTTGCTATCGATGCTTGTTCATTCTTACCCTGTACTTTTGCTCGTTGCTCCATAACAGTTAGTATCTGTATCTTTCTTGCATATGGCTTATTAATTTTTTTTACTTTAGCTGCTGTTCTTTGTGCATCAGCTATAGTAGCGTACTTAATACGAACAGTATCTTTTGGATTCTCGTCAGTATACAAACGCCTACCACTTCCTTTAGGCTTTTTACCTGTACCTATACGAGGATCAGCCACTATCTATATCCTCCACCTTTAGCTTTATACATTCTAGCTAACATCTGTGCTTTACGAGCAGACCACTGTCCTGCTTTTCCACCCTTTGTACCAGCCTTAATACGATTAAATAAATTTTTACGCATAGTAGGTTTAGTATAGTTGCCAGCTTCATTTACTCTTGACTTTGCCATTACTTACCTAGCTTTTGTTTAATGTTTATTACTAAATATACTATAGTTAATATAGATATTACAAACGATAACAGAGGATTAATTGCTTGTAGATTCCAACTACTTATAAACCCTACTGCTCCTACCAAACTCTTTTCAATACAATCATTCACGACATCTTCCTTTTAGCTATTAATAATGTTGCACCACCTATTAATATTAAACTTATAGCTTGTGGCTCTGGAATAATACTTAAAGGTTGATTACTTGTTACTGTAAAATCTACTGTACCTACAACGTATGGATCATAACTAGATATAACTGCTACTAATTGATTATGTATCTGTACGTCATCTAAATAAAAAAATAATCCTTCAGGACTATCTTCATTACTATCATCATCTTCATCAAACAATGTAAGCTGTACTGACCCGCCACTAAATCCATTTAATGTATGTTGTTCTATCTCATACAAATAAAGATAAGGGTCATTGAAATCATAGTTAGGATTACTGCTACCTAAATCAGCGTCATAATTATCGAATGCTAAAGTTGCATATCCATCTGCTTGTATATGAAATATATCATAATAGAATGGCTCTTGGTCTACATAGGTAACATTACTTTCTGTAAGTGTAGCTTCTAAATCATATACATACAAATCTGCTTCTGATTTCATAGCTGATGCTAAAAATAAAATTATAAATATAAGAACAATCCATATAACTTCTATACGATGCCATAATTTTCTTAATAATTTTTCTCTTGTATTCATTTCTTTTTTATCCATTTTATAAGCTTAAATATCTTCCAATGTCTTGGCATAAACATACTTAACGTACATATAAATCCACCTAATCCAATACAGATACCTGTAATATGAGGTTTTATATGTTCTAAAATTATATCGAAGTGTATCATTCCATACTCGCTTCTTGTTCACCAAAGTCATTTACGTCAGGACTTCTTGCTGATCTTACCATAGTTTCTTCAGCTTGTCTTTGTTCATCTGTTTTAGTTCTTTCTTCTCCAACTTTAACACCAAAGAATGTTTTAACTACAGGTATCTCTTGTCCATACTTACTGTGTCCTTCAGGTATCGTATCTTGTATTGTACCTGTCTCTACTAACTCTTGTATCATAGGTGTAGCTTTCTCTACTGCTTGTGTTGTATGGTCGTGCATATGTTCTACTTGAAATGCACCTGCACTACCTACTGCTATCAATCCTGATGCACCCAGATTAGCTACCTGTGTTTGTACTTGTGTAACTACAGCTTGTATACCACTTTGAGTTGCTTGACTTACTACTTCTGTTGTAGCTGTTTCAGTAACTGTAGATTCTACTGCTTCTTTACCACCTTTAGATTTATAGATGTCATCATCTTTAGTTTCTACAGTACCATCTTCATACAGCACACCTTTAATAGTTACATTTTTACCTTTCTTACTCATAGTCACCTGATTCCAATAAGGTATTACGTTCTTCTATAGTAAGAAAATTATCTATACTATATCCTTTTGTATCCAACCAAGTTTCCCAATCTTGCAAATCATCTTTAGTAAATTTAGGTATACGATAAGTTGGATTTACTGTAGCCATTAATCCTATAACAGCTTTAGTTTCATTATTAGATTTTTGTTTCCATATAACATATTCTTCTATGGTTTTTTGTTTAGTAGAATTACCATTATCATCTACTTCACTCGCTGACCAAGTTGCATCTATTGGTAATTCTTCAGATAAAAATGTTATCGGTGCTTCTAAATAAGCATAAGGCACACCATTACTATGTACAAATTTATCGTACTTGTGTGGAACTGCAACTATATCTTCTTCATTAACTGACATATCTTCTTGTCCTTACTAAATCTCCTCCACTTATAGTGGAACTATATTGTAAAAGTTGTGTAACTAATTCTGAATTTGTTGCATCTCGTTTTGCAAAAGTTTGTGTAGCACTTGCATTATTAATACTTGCTATATCTGATGCACTTACGTCTGTAGTAATTAAATCTAATCCACATTCGCTACCATTATGTACATATCCACTAGGATTAGATACAGAAATATTACCTACTGCATAATCTGCACCTACTATACTACCATCAGAATCAACATATCTTTTACCCCAAAATGATGATAATGTAGCGTTAGCAACAGTACCATTATTACCTTGTCCACTTATATCAGTAATAGTAGTTGTTCCTATACCTTGTTCAAAATCAGATTTAGTTAAACCCTCTACTTCAAAAGACCTAGCTGTTACAATAATACCTGCTTGACCTCCAACGTGAGAATCTCCAAAAATTAAATTACCACTTGCAGCTTCTACAGTTCTACTAACAGCAGGGTGAGTTGTTGTTGTACCACCTGTTGTTGTTTTTAATTGTAATGATCCTGAACCATTATATATTAATTCAAAATCATAGTTTGTATTTGCTACTATTGTACCATCAGGTGCTAATTGAGTTTCTCCTGAACCACCTAAAAAGGTAACCACTCTGCCTAATTTACCACTACCAACACCAAATATTCTTAACCACAATCTAGCTGTACCTGTTCCTGCTTCTTGTCCTAATATATTTCCCTCATTAGATAATGCTGTATCAGTTGTTATATTAAATTTAACTGTCCAAGCAGATGTATTAAATGAGCCAAGTCCATAACTTATTCGTGCATCAGCACCATCAAATGTAACTGCTTGTTTTGTTTTGTTTATTAATGAAGGTATTTTTTTAACAACTACAAATTTTAAATCACTTATAGTAATGTTAGCAGCATTAAGAACAACAAATTGAATATCACAAGTACTTGAATTTGCATTAAGAGTTGTAGAAAAATTATATGTTCCTATTTCTCCACCTAAAAATACACTACCTTGAGTCCAACCTGCTGACGCTGATGATATAGCTAGGTCTTGATTAGAGCCACCTGTTGCACCTGTTTGTACTACAGTTCCTGATACTACTAATGTATCTCCTGATACAAGTCCATTAACGTGTTGTCTTAATTTTCCTGATACACCTGTGTTACCTGTAAGAGTTAGATTATTTGCATTAGCTTGAAAAGTACCTGACCCTGCGGCAACTAAATCCCAATAACCCTCATAACCTAAAAATATATCTTTATCAAATCCATTTAAATTATTGTGTGAAGTTATTAAACTACTAGTTTCTGTACCTCTAGCAGGAAAAGCATAACTAGCATTTTTTAAACCGTGATTACCTTGTCCACTTATATCAAATACTTTTTCTCCACTTCCTTCTGCAAAAACATAATGAGTAACTAAATCTGTTTCACTTGTACCTGCTTTAAATGAAAACATTTCTATATTTGTAAAACCAAAAATTCCTGACCCATCTGATATACCACCTATAGTCAATGCATTACCACCTGAAAAATTATTTGAATTTGAATAGACATTAGTTTCAACTGCATCTTGCGTAAGATTAGTACCTATAGATGTAACTGTAGACCCCTCTCTTTTTACTACAATTTTTACTATATCATTATCACTTACTTCACTAGAACTAAACACTTCGTGGGTTGATTTTACACCATCTCCATCTATAACAAGATTTAATCCTCCTGTTGATGATTTATGTTGTAAAGCAAACCATCTATTATTAGTGGATGTATCTCCATCTCCAAAAATATACGAACTAGCTACAAAAGTAAATTTACATATTACTTCATAATAAAAATTACCTGCACCTAATCCTGTATTATTAGCTGATATTACCTTGTTACCATCACCTACTATTAAAGAGTTAGTTCCTGTAAAAGTAGCATTTGTACCCTCAACATTAGTTAATGTTTTACCATCAGTAGTTGCACTTTTTAACCAAGTGTTTAAGTTGTTTTGGCTAGGCATTAAAGTATTTCTAATGCTTCCAAAAGAACCAAACCCTGCACCTGTTGATATACCGTGCATTATATTTCGCCAAGTTCAACTACATTAACTGTTGCTGACGCAGATATACGTTCATTCTTTCTAATGATTGTAGTGTAAGAACTTCCAAATGGAACAAACTTACCTGTCGCATCACCTGCTGTAGAAGTATCGCTTCCTGCTACAGTTGTTACACCATTAGCTGTTATATTAATATAAGCATCTGTACTTATTGGAGTTATTACTATTTGTTTATCTGAATTTGTATCCCATACAGTAGAAGCTGACAAATTAGTTGCACCTCTACCGCCTGTTCCTACACAATTTATATGAGTAAACTGAAGTTTATTTTGATACAAATCTTCTGCTATTTTTACTGCTGCCATAACCTTACCTTACCTTTCTTTTATTTTATGTATTCCATTCTTCAATTAATAAAGTTGGACTTGCTTTTAAACCATTATAATTAGGATCACTTGCTGCAGTATATCCCCATCTATTTGTAGAACCAGAAGTAGTAGTTGACTCCCTTCCTACTCTTACAGAATAAGTTGTAGAACTTGTAGCAGCAGGATTAAATTCAAAAGAAAAACTTTGATGAATAAATCCACTTGTAGGTTGAGTAAAAACAAATGCTTGTTTACAAGTTGATCCTTCAAAAAATGCTACCGTCATAACTTGACCGCTGTTATTATTAAATACCCTTCCTTCAAAACTCATTCGTATAAGATTACTAGTAGATGTAGGAGTATAATCAACAGTACATACTTCTGCTCCTTCTGTAATTAAAGGAATAGTATCATCACTAGGTATACGATCAGTTAAATTACTTTGAGCAGTACCTTGAATATGTATTACTCTACCAACACGAAGACCTGATAAAGTTTCTCTAATAGCTTTAGCAGTTGCTAATGAAGTATGTGCGGATACTGTACTTGATAAATCTTCAATTACTGATACTTCTTCTACATCTCCTTCACCTGCACTTAATTTACCTAATACTTTATCTGTAGATATATGTTGTAATTTATCAAGAGTAACCCCATCTGTTTTACTTGTAGAGTCTTTAATTTTAGCAGTTGTTACCGCATTACTTGCTAATAAATCAAAAGTTATTGATGACCCTGCAATTTCAGTTCCTGTAATACCATCAGCCTTAATACTTATATTACCACCATTAAATTCCATATGATTTGTATCTATAGTTGCACTTATAGTATTATCTGTTACACTAATCCCTGCATTTGTATTACCAGCTACCGAACCCGCAGAAACTAAAGATAACTCTGTAATGTTTCCACTACTATCAAATCCTAGTGCTTTATTAGCACGACTAGAAGCAGATGAATCTACATTATATGTTATAGTTGAAGCATCAGTAGCAGGAAATGTAATACTATTATTTAATTTATCATTTTGTTGTTGGTTTTGTGCAACGATTCTATCGAATGCTTTATTTAATGCTGTAGGGTCTATGGTTGAACCCTCTTGTAAATCATATTGTTGTGTTGTTTTTACATCACGTTCTACAGTATATATATCATTTGCAGTTGCTCCTGCACCTATAGTTACTGTACACCCTTGACTTGGGTCATTATTTGTAGCTGCAATTTTAAATTGATCTACTGTTGATGGACTAGCATTAGGAGTTAACTCTGTTAATGTTCCATCTGATGCTGCTTCTCTAGTTACTTTAATATCACCAAATTTTTTAGCTGATACATCTATTGTAGTTGCATCAAAAAAAGGAATAGTAAATGTAAATGTTGTTTGACTAGCTGTAGCCGTAAAACTTGTTTTATTCTCTGTACCTGATAACGCCATACCGAACCTCCGTTAATTGTTGTATTACACCTTATATTGCAATGTCAAGTTAAAAATTAAACTTCTTTTTTCTTTTCTTTTTATCACCCTCTAATACATACTCTGAATATATTAATCTTCTTAAATCATCTGTTTCATCTGTAATTAAATCATATGCACCTGTTAATGTTCTAGCTGCTTGTTTAGATGGATATTTAAAAAAGAAACCTCCAGTAATAATTGCATTTTCTGTAGCTTTTCCAACATCTCCTTTGCCTATAGCTTTTAATAATCTATCTCCATACTTAACAGCATCAAAAGCAGGAACAGGAGTATATGGATATTCATTAAAAAATGATCCTATTGCACCACCAACTATAGGAACAGTACCAGCAAGATAACCAGTTAGCCCTTGTCCAAAAACTTTTATAGTTTCTTCATCACCTTCTCCAGTTACTAACTTTTTCATTTCTTCAGGATTTCTAATAATAGTATTATATATAGCTGGTACTAGTACTATCCAAAACATAGATGCCATATATTCAGTAAAACTAATGTTCTTTTTAATAGCACCTCTTGTTTGTGTATCCATTTCATTATAAACGTGACCTAAAGCTGTATAAAATGGAGTAAATAATTTTTGTAATTCACTACCTCTTTGTATACTAGCTAAATTAGTAACATCAGACATAGGTTGCGTTTTTGATACTACATCATCTGCATATCTTATAGCAGCAGCATCATCTTTGTAAATTGAGTATCCTTTATTATATGCACCTAACCAAGATGAGTAAGCAGTAATAGAGTCTATTGTTCTTAAAAAGATAAAAAAAGCATCTTGTAACTTTGGTGTTTTTTTAAATAATCTTTTATATCTTTGATCTGCCATATAATCACGATATTCTCTATCAAATGATTTTGTTCGCATAGCCATCATAGATGATCGTTCATTTATTTCTTTATATCTTTTCATTGGATTTATACCATCTTTTACAGATAAATATTCAACTAAACCACTTATAGCATTTTTAAATCCAATACGTCTTGCTGTTAATCCAAATGAAGAAAACTGTGCTAATCCTGATACAAAATTTAATCCTAAATAAACAACAGATAATCTTAATCTTAATGCTTTTGCAATATCTTCTATTCCATTATTTTCTATAATATTACTTCTTGAAGGATTTACAGAGTTTATAAACCAACTATCTATTTCTTTTAATCCTTGTTTTCCTACTATTCTTTCTATTTGATTTCTAACATTTTTACTTCTTAATATTTTTTTAATGTTATTAGCTGTTTCAGCATATGCTATATAATGATTTACTCTCCTTAAATGTCTTTCAGAAGTATGAACAAAACTTAAATTTACTTCTCTATTACTACCTACACGTTCTTGTGTAAATCCACTATCTACATAAGGATTTAAATAATCTGTTGATGTATCTTTTAATAAATCATTATCATCATTATATTGCTGTTGAGTTTTAGATTTAAAAATTAATGGATAATAATTTGTAACACGAGGTGGTTTTTTATTTGTTAATTTTACTGCAATATCAGCCATAGGAACATATTGATTGTCCATTAAAATCATTATTTGATCTACAACAGATTTTTCTGCATCTGTTAATTTATTTATAAAATCATTTATTTGTTTTTGATTTTTAAATTTATTATTTTTTCTTACTGCTTTTCTGTTATCAGAATTTTTTGAATTAGCATATAATCCCATAATTTCATCAACAGTAAGTGTTTTATCATTTATAGTTATTTCTTCTGAACTTCTTCCATTTTTATTAAACCAATTTTTAGGTAATATTTTGTATATTTCTGCAAGACGATCATATGTTGGGACTTGTAAATCATATTCTTTTTCTGCTGATTTTTGCATAGGAAATCGTAGTAATGTATCTGTTACTCCTTGATTTTGTCCTCCATCTAATTCTTCAATAATAAAAGGTGCTTTTCTTAAATTATTTAAAAACTTATTATTAAGTATATTTTTAGAAGTTCCTTTTTGTGATTGTTCTGTTTTTAAATGATTTACTAATTCTTTAATTTGATTTTCAGCAGATAATTTATCTACAGCTTTTTTATGTTTAATAAAATTATTATTTAATGTTACTAATGTTTGTAATTGTTTTGTAATTCTATCTATTTTATCAGCATCTAAATCTTTTATTGATGTAGCTGTAAGTTGATCTAATTGTTTTAATTGTTTTAAAGGTATATAATTTATTGGATTACCTTCAATAAATTCTTTTCTACTTTCTAATGTTTTTATTTTTTCTTCAGATAAAGAATTTTTTAATAATTTAGATGTTGTTATATTATATTTTTCTTCTAATCTTGGAATCCATTCTTTTATTGATTGAGCTTTTTTTAAAGTTTTTATTAATAATAATTCTGAATCTCTTTTTCTTTGAGCTTGAACCTTATCTCTTATTTGATTAAATAAAATATCTAATCCCTTTTCTGTTCTTAAATTATTAATACGATTTGCAAATTCATTTTTTGTTTTTCTATCTTGAACATATATATCTAATATTCTTTTAGCTCTTTCTTTTAATAATTTTCTTTTTAATTCTAATTGTTTTTGAGCTTCTTTTTGTTGTTTTTTACCTAACTGTTTTCCTTTAGCTATATTTTTTACTGTTAAACGCAGTTCTCTATTTAATAAATTTAATTCATCTATAATTACTTTAGTTGTTGGTCGAAAACTTTTATCGTATACAGTTCTTCTAACTTTAGCTCTACCTAAACTATTTGCAGATTCTATTTTTTTCTTTATAGAGCGATATGCTTTTACAGACTCGTTATAAATAATATCATAATCTATTTCATTTTTTTGTTCTATTTGATCTAAATAATCATTATAATCTTTTTTATTAGTAATTAATCCCATATCTCTTAAACGACTAAAAAATATAATAGATTGTGTTTCATAATTATCTATTGATAAATTTGTATCAGGAGGAGTAAGTTCTTTGCTTTCTTGTTGGTCACCTCTTTTATCATCAATAGCATTTATACTTTGTAAGTCACGAGCTACTGGATTTGTTTCTTGTTCTATAATATTTAATTGTTCATCTAATATTTGTTGATCATCATTATCTTTTACTACTATTTCTTCTGTTTTAGGTGTAACTTCTTCAAGCTGAACATCTTGCTCTTTAATAGGATCAATTTGTTCTTCTGATAATAAAAAACTACCATCTTGTTCTTCATAACGAATAATTTTTTGATTTTCTTTTAACTCTAAATTATCTACATAATCATCAAATTCATTTAATTTTTTTCTTTTATTTTCTTGTGTAAAATCAAAAGAAGTTGTTTCTATTACATTTCCTTTATCATCATATTCAATAGCAAAAAACTGATTACCTTTTTCTCCTACTACAATATTATTAGATATATTCTTATCATATTGCTGTCCTAAATCTCCAAGAATATCATTATCAGGTGTTGGAGAAACAAAATTATTGTAATCATCTATAGCTTCATCTGTTTGTTCTGTAATAGCTTTGGTTAATTTTGCACGACCTTCATCTGTAGATTCTTTTGCATTTACATTATCAATTAACTCTTGTTCTGTATTAATACTTTCTGATGCTAATTTTGCATCTCCTTTAGTAATAGTTGGATTAGTAGCTTTTCTGTTAGATAGTTTATTATATGTTTTTTTTAAACCTTTAGTTCCTAAACCAAATGCTTCTAATATAGTTGATAAGGCTAATGAATTTACTGCTGTTGTTGTATAACCATCTTTATCAACAATTTCTCTTAACTCTAAATTAGTTCCATATCTTTCATTTTGTAAAGAAACAGCTTCATTGTATATTAAATCTTCAAATAATTTTTGTAACATTTCTTCTGTAACATTAACACCTGCTCTAAATAATTTTCTTAATACAGTATTACGAACAAATTTTTGAAGTTTATCTGTGCCAAATGCTGATGATACACGACCAATATTTTCACTATATTCTACTATACCTGCAGCTAACATATAAGTATCAGATGCTATATCTACAATATCATTATCAACTAAACCATCAAGTTGACCAAACATTTCATCTCTTGTTTTACCAGCTACATATGAAAATTGAACTATTCCTCCACCTGCACCTGCAGCAATAAAATCAGCTTGTTGTGTTAAAATATTAAGACCTCTATCAAAAAAACCCATAGTTTGTTGTAAAGCATTTCCTTCTATAGGTTTTAATGCTCTTTGAGCAATAATATTTTGTGCTTCTCTATATTCTTTAGGTACTTGTTTTTTTATAGAATCAGAAACTTCTATAGCATAACTTCTTTTTTCTTTTTTAAGTTGCTCATATCTTAAATTAATTTCATCATCAGTTGCACCTAATTCTTTATCTGCATACCAATTATCTCCATAAAGATTAGGAGATGTTTTCATAAATCTTTTTTGTTCTAATTCTTTTAAACCAAATGGATCAAATTCACCTATTCTAGTTAAAAATGTATATGTACCTGCTAATCCATCTATTACATTAGCTCCAATAGATTTTTTTCTAGTATGTTTTAATGCACTACTATTTATTTCATTTGCTTCTTTAAAAGTAATATTTCCATACTCTGCATTCTTTTGTTCTTCTAATTGAGAGTCTGTAAAAATTTGTCCAAACTTTTCTTCATTATATTTTTTAAATTTTAATTTTTCCATTTCTTCATTAGAAAGTTGTGGCTCTAAAACACTTTGTTGTTGTTGAGTTTGAAATGGAGTATTAATTAATGCTTCATTATAATTGTCATTTTTTACAGGTTGTAATGATGATATATTTAATTCTGTATTATTTACAGGTTCTAGGCTAGAAAGATTTAATTCTGTCATTATGGTTTCCTATATAATTGACCATTAATAATTATTGTTTCTCCTGATTTTAAATTATCTATGTCTTCTTGTGTAGGTTCTTTTTGTGGATTAAAAATAGCATCTGATCTTAATGCAAAATTTTGTGACCTTTCTAAAAAACGATCTTTATTTTTTAAATAAGTTTCTTCGTCAATACCAGCAACTTTATCTACTTGACTAAATTTACTAGGTCGCAAAGGAGATAAAAAATTAACTAATGCTTGTCTATCTTCATTATAATTTTTATATAGTTCATTTAATGATTCTTCTGATGGAGCTAATGAAAATGCTACTTCATAATTGTTTTTTAGATCAGTAAATAATTTTTTTTCTAAATTATTTCTATATCCACTTCCATCACTAGTAACTGTTCGTATTGAAGTAACCCCAACAATTTCTGCTACATCATTTAACTCTGCAATTAACTTACCTTTTGTTGGAACACTTATACTTGTATTTTTAATAATCCCATTAAACGCTTTTTGAAAAGGTATTTTACCTTCTCTATATAAATCTATTTGATCTTCTTCTTCTTTAACTTCTTTAGGTTTATCAATAGAAGAGCCAATAAATGCAGCAAAAAAATCACTTTGTTTTACTCGTGGTGCATCAGAGTCTAATTGTCTTGCTGCTTCTAAAGCAAAATAATTAACAAAACCATCTTCAGCGTCGCTTTGTATTTGTGAAGATGTTCCTAAATAAGCATCAGTTTCTTCTTTTACTATTTCTTTTTCTCTATTAAAAAGACTTACTTCTATATTTGCTAGTGTACTAGGATTTATTATTTTAGAAGTATCATATTCCTTTACTTCATCTAAATTCATATTTTTAATTTTTAATTGTTCTGTTTTTAAAAATCCTTCATTTTTAAATTCACTTGCTTTTTCTGCACCAGCTATATCTACAATTCTATTAAAAAATAAATCTTCTTGCTCTGTATTTCCTGTAGCACCTGCTGCCCACATAGAATCTCTTAATGAAATTAAATAATCATTTAATATAAATCTTTGCGTTGTTGTTGTAGCATTTAATAAAAGTTTACTTGAATCTGTATTAAAATTAAATTCTAATTCTTTTTTTACTAAAGGACTAATATTTTTTTCAGGATCATTAAAATAATTGTTTTTAAAATTATTAAGTTCATTAGATTGAAATTTTACAATATCACTTTTTTTCAAAGGATTTTCTTCATTCATTAATGCTTGATTAGTTTTTTCAACTAACTCTGTTTGAAATTTTAAAAAATCTTTAGTATAATTTGCTCTATCAACATCATCTTGTATTTCTTGTTTCTTTTTAAAATAATCTGATGCAACTCCTCCAGCATCTGTTATAATTTGTGCCATTAATTCATCACCAGCACCAGCAGCACGAATAGTTGCACTTGGATCAATAGTTTGTGCTACACTTTCGCCTGATACTCTTACTTGTTGTTTATATTTTGGTAGTGGTATTGCCATAATTATTTCCTATTGATTAAATACACTTGGGAATTGTGGTTGATTTGTAAAATATTTAGATGCAAAATCTTGATAACCAAAACTTTGTTGTATGTTAGAGCTTCCATATTGTCTTAATATATTAGTTGTACTACCCGTAAGTGGTTTAGTTGGAAACTTTAAAGCTCCTGAAGCAAACCCACCTGCTATAGAACCTGCTGCACCTAATATACCTTTAGCCATAGCTGCTTGACCTTCTGCTTTAGCTGCAGCTGCTTGTTGTTCTCCTTGATAAATAATACTTCTAGCTCTATTTTCACCACCTATGGTTGCTAAATCTCTTTGTCTTATAAGTTCTAATTTATCTAATTGCATTTCTTGTGCTTGATTTAAAAATGAAAGTAAATCTCCACCTGCTAAAACTCCACCTCTACCTGCTACACTCATTTCTTGTTGTGCTTGTAGTTCACGTTGTTGTTTAGTTAAACGTTTAGCACTAAATTCTATAGCTTGTGCTTCAGACTCTGCGTTCATTCTTGCAACATTAGCATTATATTGTGCCATAGCTCTTGCAGCTCTTGCTTTCTTTTTAGCTGAACGTCTTCCAAAAATACCACCAAGTATTGATGCTCCTGCTTGTATTCCTACTGCTACTGCTGGTAAAGCCATTACATTCCCTCCACATTTACGATTGATGCAATACTTAACACAGTCATAGAATAGGGTAAATCTTGACTTACTTCAATAAGTTTTTCTCTTTCATAGTCTGATGCAACAAAAAATCTTTGTTGTTCTGTTTTAAGTTCTATTGATTGTCCAGCAGGGTCTTGTGTGTCTACTACATTATAAGTAGTTAGTTGTCTGCCAGCTTCCCCAACCTTTGCACCTTTTGTTTTAAAAAATCTAACTATAATTTTAGATGCTGCTTTTACTCTTGATTGTGATAACCTACCCGCTAATACTGGCTCTATAGGCATAGGTCGTAATGTTGATGTAAATTTTAATCCTGCTAATAAAGTACCATAATATTCATCTGTAGTTACTTTATTGCTAGATACTGTATTTTCTTTTATAAAACTACCATCACCTATAACTTGTACTGTTTTGCCTTCTAAATGATTTAAACCTGTAACTTCATTATATACTCGTTGAACAGTTGCTCCTGTACCAAAACTAAATGTTGCACTTCTAAATGCTCGTTGATCTACATTACTATTATCATAATTAACTGCCCACCATTGTGTATTTAATAAAGAAGCTAATGTAGTATGATCAGCTCCTAAACTAAATTCTATTTCTCCTTCATCTCCTCCTTTTAAACTCCAACGAAATTGAGTTTCATTAGGTTGATCTACTTCAATAAATAAATTACCTTTTGTCCACACATTATCACTTGTTAATTCCCAAGTACCATTAAAATCAGAGTTTTCTACTGCTCCTGATACTATTATATTATTTGTATTATTATAAAATATGTAAGCAGAAGCATCTGTGTTTTTTATTTTAAATGTATTTGTTGCAGAATCAGAAACTTTAAATACATTTCCATTAATTTGATCTGATATTGTACCTTTTATTCTAACAAAATCTCCATTAGAGTATCCGTGACTATTAGCAGTAATAGTAATATCCGCTGATATAGAAGAAGCAGTTATTGATTTACTTGTGCTTGTAAATTCTTTTCCTGAATCTACATACCAATTTAAATCTTTACGCAAATGAAATTTTTCAATACAGTATTTTGTATCTCTTTTTACACAAGCCCATACTATATCTTCTCCTGAATCATTTATAGCTGCAGCACTATAATATTCTCCATCTGTTGTAATTCTTGCCCAACCTCTAACTTGTTGACCTCTTTCATATGTCATAACACAAGCATCGCCATTTTCTTTAATACACCATATTAATTGATTAGGTTCTTTTTGAACAAACATTTCTGCAACACCTGAATCTGTTACATCTTCACTAATTAAATTTAAATCATTACCTACAAATGTATCTTCTCCTTGTGCATATACTAATTCTCTAATTTTTAATTTATCTCGTTGTACATAAATAATAACATCATTTGCTATTTCTGCTTGTAATGCTGCTGATCCATAAGCATTTTCAGTTAATGTAGTAATATTACTTTGTGTAATTAAAGCATCTTTATTAGCTGAACGAATTGATACTGCTGTTCCTGCTGTTCCTAAAAATAAATATCTTTTACCCTCTAACCATTTTGGTTCTTCAGGAGAATCTATTGTTCGTTTAATAGCATCTGTAGAAAGTGTACCTACAAGAAAACTAAATATTTCATTAAACTTACTTCCAAATAAATCTGCTGGTTCATCTTTAGAACCTGCAAGCCATAATCTATTTTCAAAAAATTCTGATGCTGGAGAAAATCCACGATAAGTAGAAAAAGATGCTTCTGCCCAATGTATAGTTGCTGCAGGATTTGCAGACGTATCATCTATACCAGCTATCATTGAAACTATAGTTGCACTTGCTCTTGATGTAGCTTCTATTATAGAGCTTGAAGATTCTGTATATGATTCATTTGCACCTGTTAAAGCATATGTAAATGTATCTGAATCTGATACAGTTATTTGGTGTATACCATTAGGGTCTGTTGTTGAAAATCCTAATCCACTAATTAACACAAAATCATTTGTAGACAATCCGTGAGCAGATGAAGTATCTATAGTAACAGTATTAGAACTTAAAGCAGCAGTTCCTATAACAACATCTGCTCCTGCAACTGAAGTAATTTTTACTAATCCTTTATGATAAATATTATCTGTTTCTAAACTAAATTTAAAATCTTGCGTACCACTATCTAATACCCACTTTGCTCTTATTCTAGTATTACCATCTTCAGGTGTTGTTGAAGCATATGTAAAGTTTCTTGCTACACCTCCTGTAGTATCTGCTATAACTACATAATTTTCAAAAGTTGCACCAGCAATACTTCTTTGAATAACTAAACTACCTTTCCAAGTTCCATCTGTTGTAAAAGACCAATTAGAAAAACTAACATCTAAATTACTACTGTTAGCATCTTCAGCACCAGCTGTTCTTGTATCAGCTATTTCTTTTTTATTTGCATCTCTTATATGCTCTAATCCCCACGTTGAATCTTCGTGACCTTTAAAAAATATTGCACTACTAGCTAATAAAGTATTAGTTCCTGTAAAAGCACTTGTTGATGCAGCACTAGCATCAATAGTAGTAGAAGTAATGTTTTCTTCCCTTAATGGTGGATATGTATATGAAATTTTTTCTATAGTAAATGTAGGAGCAATAGTTGTACGTTTAAATACCATTGTTTCTTTTGTAGGACAAGTAAGTATTAATGTATCAAATCTACGATTAAATTGTATTTGACGAAGTTCTGTAGTAGTATAATCAATATTATCTATTTCTGTAACATTAACTACAAGGTCAGTTCCACTTTGTGTATAATGTACTTTAGCATAATCTGTACCTAACTCTATGACATAAGATACATCACTAGAAAAATCAAACTCTATTATTCTAGCTGGATTTGACCCATCTGTTCCTGTAAACTGAATAAACTCTGATCCCGCTCTACGCTCTACACCGCCTTGTGGTAATACAAAAAAATTATCTAAATCTCTGCAACCAGTTTTATATGCTTCTAAATCATTACGACCATCTAATTTTCTAGATACTTCTCCTGCATTAAAAGCTTGTGTGTAATTAATAGCCATTAGATTATTGGTTCTTCATTATATCTTGATAAAATAAAATCACTTTCTTCCATTTCCCAATATTTATTTTCTAATGTATCAACACTTCTAGCCATAGGAAGAATCACATCATTATATTCTTTGATTAAATTATTTTGCATAACTTGGTCAAGTTGCATAGGAACAGAAAGTTTTATTGCTAAATTTTGTATAACGCATTGTGTTACAAAAGCATCTAATATATTTACATCTTCTACTTTAGAAACATAACATAAAAATACTTGATCATAGTCACAAAGAATAGTTCTACCCTCTACAACATATTCTGTTCTATCATCAAATGCTTCTTCTTCATCATATACATTTAATACTCGTACACAATCATTTGGAAGTTGATATTTAAATTTCCATTTAAAAGCTGGTGTTTCTGTAAGTCTAGAGAGAGTTGCTCTTTTTAATGCACTATTCCAACGATAAGTTCTTAATACTTCTTCTAGTGCTTGATCAAAAAGAATATTACAAAGCTTTGCACTTTGTACTGTTGCATTATCTGTATTTTGATCTACGTCAAGAGAAGCAATATTACTCGCTCCAATTTTAAGCAAAGCGTGATTACATATATCAATCTTTGTCATATTGCTCCTTAAAAAAATGTAGGACTTACACTAACAGAGAAGGTAGTTAGATGCCTACTGAATTACTTGTTATCCATCTATTGTGTAATAGATTGAACCTTTAACAGCGACTGCATTTACATCGTGATTGCTGTATGTAAGTGTTACAACGCCTGCTGAACCTTGTACAGGAGAGTTTCCTAATCCTGTAGTTAAGTTAGCTGCACCTGTAGAAGCCATAACATCTCCTACTGCACTTCCATCAATCTTGATTGTAACTTCACCACTTGATGCTTGTAACGCTCCTCCAATATCCATTGTTGCAAATAATACTTTTGCATTATTAGGAAGAACTGCTAGGTTTTCTACATCAGGAGTTCCGTCTGCTGATTTAGCTGTTGAAGTAAAAGTATATGGAGCAACTTTAACATTTGCAGAGTTATCTCTTGCATCAAAAGCTGCACCTGAAACTTTAGTAGCTAATGTAGCATCAGTACCAAAAACAACTTGTACTTCATTACTATTTCTTGTTGTTGAAGCCATTGTATAATCTCCTTATAGTTACGGACTTTCGTCACATAATACTTGAACTACTTTGTCTTCTTCCATACGAACAGCACCTGTTCTCATACAAGAGTAAGCATAATAGTTAAAGCGTTTATCATCTCGCTTACTAATTTCTGTCATAATAGCAGGATTAGTAACCTGACGCACACCTGATTTAACATAAGCAATACAAGCTCTTAAGTCAGCAGTTCCTGAACCTACAGCATTTGGTAAGTCTGTAGTTGCAGACCAAGATAGGTTAGCAACGCTATCTGCTGAATTAATAAATGGTAGCAAGTTAGTAACAATAAACTCAAAGCCATAGAAAGAGTTAATATCTCCACCCACTAGAGCTTTAATAGAGTTAAAGTCAGAACTTGTTAATTTATCAATTTGTAACATATCGTTAAGAACTTTAGGACTAATTGCAATATATGCTTTGTTCATTGGGTCATCTAAATCAACTCCATTAGATTGGAATGTTTCTTTAATATCACCTAATAAAGATAAAGTCATAGTTGCACCTGCAGCACCAACTTTATTACCAGCACCAAGATCAACAGCAACAGAACCAGTTTTACCAGTTTGTGCAGTACCTAAAGCACCTTTGATGAACTCAATATCTCTTTTACGATTCAATGCGTGAACCTGTTGTTGTACATATTCAGATTCAGGATTGACCAACATTTGAACTTTATCGAACTTATCTAACATCAAACCAACATCATAAGATGTAGCGACAACTCTACGTCTAGCGTGAGTTATGTCGTTTTCAGGAGAATCAGCATAACGATCATTAACTTCATTAGCAATAACTGAACCTAATTGATCATAGTACTTTTCTTCGCCTTCAATGGATTCTTCAAGGCAAGTACCTCTGAATTTTCCACCCATAGTTTGAGATAGTAAGTCTAAAGTTGAACCATACTGCTTAACAAACGCAGTAGTAATACTTGTAGAAGCCATTTTATTATCTCCTTGTTTTAATTTTGGCTAATTAATTTACACGACTAATCGGCTCTGATTATCTCCACAAGGAGGTCTTGCCTGCTATTTAACGTCTAGGTTGACGATAACTTACAGGGGTCTAAATAGGTTGTCCCTTTCGTTAAATAAATCCTTACTATAAGTAGGTATTATATGTCAAGCAAAAAATATTATAAATTATCACCTAACTTATTCATTAAGTCTTGACGTTTTTGTGCTATATGTGGTGGCACTTTAGTACCTGTTTTAATATATTCTGATATATCCATATTAACTTCTGCTAATTGATCACGAATACCAGCCATAGTATTAGTTTGATGATGTCCTATTTCAGGGTCATCTGAAAATTTACTAGCAATATTACCTAATGTCATAGCTAATGCTGGGTCTTTAAGTAATCCTGTATCAATAGCAAACTTTAAATTTTCTTCAGGCATACCATTATTTTTAAGTAATGATATAACACCATTCATCATACCATCGTATTCATCACCCCACTGTGAACGAAGCTCTTTATCCATTTCTTCATCAGCTTCTTTTACAGCTACAGATGATTGTTCTAGTTCTTCTGCTACCATACCAAGATACCAATTAACTAGTTCTTCTGCTTTTTCCGCACTAGCACCTAATTCAAATGCTTTTTCTTTAAATCCTTCTACTGCTTTTTCAAAAAAAGGTGCTGAATCTTCTCCAACAATTTCTGCAAACTCGTCACCAATGGTAAAATCATATCCTTCAATATTTTCAGGACGACCAAGTTTTTGATAAAATGCAGACCATTCCTCCTCCGTAGCATCTGACTTCGGAATATCACCTTTTTTACCAGCAAAACTTTGAAGTTCTTTAATATATTTTCCAACTTCGTTAGCATCTTTACCTTCTAAATTTTTCCAAAACCCTGCAGATTTAATATCTTCATTATCAATTTGAGATAACATATTATCAACAAATGATGTCGATGATTCTTCTACAGGTGCTTCTTCAACAACTTCTTCTGCTACTTCTTCAGTAGACTCTACTACTTCTTCTTCACTCATTAGTGACCTCCTCTATGGGTTTCATATTTATTTGTTTTTTAATACTTAATATTACATTTCGTAAAGCATTCATTTTAGCTTCTATAACAGGATCATTATATTCTGTTTGATCTTGCCATTTACAAATGCCTATTAAAAAATTTACTACTAATAATGCGTCGTTATTTGATGTGTCAAAAAGGTTTACAAAAGCTCGTCTAGTTTCTTCTGATAAATCCTTCTCATTATCCCACTCAAAATCGTAGGTAACTTTATCAATTATATCCATTAACTTTCTTCTGCTCCTTGATTAACTATTTGTTGAATAAATTCTGCACCACTACCTTGTTCAGGTGCTTTAGTTGTTTTCACATAAGCATCACTTAATGCTTGTGCTTGCATTGCTTGTTGTTGTGCAGCAGCAGCTTCAGCTCTACCATTTCTTATTTCTTGTACTTGTTCTTCAGGTAACTGTAAATCTATTGGCATCATATTTACTTCTTGAATAAATCTAGCAGTCTTATCAATATTTACATTATCAAATATTTCAGGATTAATTTGTGCTATCTGTGACATTTGTTGTATAGCAGTCATAGTACCAAATAATTCCATTTGTCTTGATGCTATAGATGCTTTACCAACTAAATCAAACTCAAGGCTTGCTGATGATAATTCATCTATTTCTAATTCAGGAAACATATTAGCTCTTAACATAATACCAAAAGCACGTTCTAGTATTGGTGTTACAAAATATTTATTAACACGATTAACCGCAGGAGTAAGAAACTGTAATGATAAGTTTAATCTTTCTTGTGATTCAAAAGCGGTCATATTTTGTTTATTCATTAATGGATTAAATAATGGTACATAAAACGCATCTAATATTTCTTGCTCTTTTTTTTGTATCATTTGATCATTAACTATTACATTATCCATAGGTCTTAACTGTTCAGGTTTAGATAATGGATTACCTGCATTATAATATATTATTGAGCCTGAATTATTAGATATACGTCTTACACTTCCATCATTAGGAGCTAACCACGGGGGGTTAGATACTCTTTCTGCACCACGAATACGAGATACTTCCATACGATTAATTAATGGTAATGTAGAAAATACTTCTAATGCTGGACTTCGACCATACTTTTCATAGTTTGTTTTATAAAATCTTGCTACAGAATAAGGCATTTCGTCAAATCCTGACTCCATAACTAACTTATTACCAGTAAGTGATATGTAATAGGAAGCGATAGGTTTTTCTTTTTTATCTGTAGACCCTAATTTAAAGTCACTTCTTGGCATTACTATATGTATAAAAGAAAATTCTCTTGATGATGTAGATGGGTTTTGTGCTAAATCAAATATATCTTGTGGACAATCTTCTCCAAATTGTTGTACTGCTTGTCTTGCTGTAAGTTTAAACTCACGAATAACTGTATCTACTTCTCCTAAATAGTTTTCACAAAAATAAAATTGATTAATATAGTGTGAACGAAAGTTAAGCATACGTTTTGGAGATGGCTCGCAATATAATGCTGTTGTGCCTATATATCCACAATGATCTATACATTGACCCATTTCTTCATAAAAGTTAGAATCTTCTATAGCTCTTATAAATTTTTTAGTTGTGCTTGATAATGCACGAACAACATTATCATTTAACATTAAATCTCTATCTGTAGGTACAATCCGAATCCAATTTTGTCCTTGTGGAAATAAATGGGACATCATTCCAGCAGTAAACATACGTCTTGCTTTTATACCTATATCTGTAATTCTTTCAACATCATCTCGTTGTCCTTTAGATCGTTTATTTTGAATATTATCTGCACTAGGATTACAAAAATCTGCTGCTGATTCATAAAGGTTTTCAAAGTTAGCTCGTTCAGAACTAGACTTTTCTCGTTTATACATTTGAATTAAAGATGATATATCCATTATATTGTCATACTTGGTGACTCACCAAGTTTTTTTCTAGCTTTATTTGCTTTTTCTACTTCTTTAATATATTTTTCATATGCTTTATTTTGCATTTTACCTAAAGCACCTTTACCTTGATAATCTTTACTTTTTAATGATGCTATAAGTACTGCTTGACTCATACCAGTACCTTTAACACTTGAAAAGTCTGCAACATTTCTTATATAATCCATTTTATCAAGTGTTTTTTGTTCTTTAAATCCACCTGTTGCTTGAGCGACACTAGCTAATTGTTTTGGATCAGCTCCTAGTACTTGACCACTAGCACCTAATTTTTGACCTCTAGTTGTATACGCTCCTGCTGCTTGCTGTCTAGCTTGCTCCTGAACAATAGTTGGTGCAATAGTTGCTGCAGAAATTTCTTCAACTGGTGGTGGTGGTTTAACCACTGGTGGTGGTTTTGGTCTACTTCCTCCTCCTCCGCCCATAAACTAATCTCCTTATCCTATCTATTTTGTAACATTTAAGAGGTTTATCCTCTCCTCGCTCAAATATAGCCCATTCCATTTCATAAGGTGCAATTTCAAATAGGCGTAATATATCTCCTGCCGCATAATGTATATACCAGCAGTCTAGTTTGTCAAGTTCTTTTTTACTATTTTTTAATAACGCATCTTTATTGTGCATTATAGCCATAACAAAAATTCTGTCATCACTATATACTACTCCGTGTGTCAAATAAAAAGCCATCAGACTCTCGAAATCTTTTCCATAACGGCTTTTCGCTAGTTGTATCGGTGTCCCAATCGACATATTTTTCCGCCTTCCCTACTTTATTTGGTAATTTTATTTGCTGTCCTGTTGATAGATATGGTTGTACAAGATTTAAATGTATTCCCATAACCATAGTTCTAAAAGCATCAGCAGCGTGAGAGTGTTGATCGTGTAAAGGTCGACCACTACTTCCTTCTCTATAATGCTCTAGATGCTCTAATAATTCTTCACATCTTTCGTGTATGTATACTTCTCGTAGTTTACGTCTGCATATTTCTATATCTTGTAATACCGAGTTGGTTTTGGGTACACGTCTAAAATCTATACCTACTTCTTTTGCTGTAGATACTAGATCACCAAACAGCATACGCTTGGATACATCGTGTGGTGCAAAGTGACCCCCATACTTATAGTTTTTGCTGTTTACTACTATCGCATAATCTTCAATTTTTTTACCACTAGACTCGTGATAATCAATAATTATAGGTTTACCATCTATAATTTGTGCAAAGACTATGGCTGTAGCATCACTAGTACCCAAATCCCAAAAAGTATATACAGGAGAAGAACTAATTTGTATATTACCATACCTATCTTCATTTTTTAAAATCTCAAGCTCGTGACCATAGTAAGAGTTTTCTACTTGAGAAATGGCTTCATTCAAATATTCTTGACGAGCCATTGCATAAGATATTATACCCGAGTCAACATCTTCTTGAATATTTTTATAAGTTTTTCCATCATAAGGACTAATTTTACCAGCAAGCTCTGGATTAATATCCATACCGCTACCAACCCAATACGCAGTTTTTGTATCACCCAGCTGATACCATTGTGTAAACCAGTTTTTATTTTCTTTATTGTTTTCATATAATCTCCATAAATGATTTGATTTTCCTCGTAGTGTTCCATTAAATATAACAAATGCACTACCCTCTGTTAGAATCGGTGCAAGGAATCCTGATACTTCTTCTTTGTGTAGTGAGAACTCACTTAATACATACCCTGAACCCCCTTGCCCGACAAAGTTCAGGTTATCTGTGCCGTCAATCTTTATCCTACTGCCATTGATTAAGTCAAGAAAAAAGTCTGAATTGTTTTTTCTGCGTACTATTTCAGGCGGACACAAAAGGTCGATTAGTTTTTTACCCCCTGCCCACTCGCAGATGTTATCCCATAATGCTCTTTGTGCCCAAGCTCGGGTTGGAAATAGGTAGTAATAGTTACCTGTTGTTTGTATGGCACGCTTGATCATAGCATTGAAAGAAGTTACATCTTTACCTGCTCGTCTATGCCACGATATAACTGAATACTGTATACCACTATCAAATGCTTTTAAAAAGGGTGTTTGATAATCTCTAGGCTCAATCGTTGGTATTCTTATTTTCATCTAAACTTTCTGCATAACACAGCATACACATACTTTTAACAAGAAATCCTTGCTTGTCCCATTCTTCAATAATAGGATTATCTTCTGTTTCTACACAGCAACATTCTTCGCAACTTTTATTTCTCATACTTCTATCTCAAATTCAAACTCCATTCCACAATAAGGACAATAGCTTGGGTCATTGTATCCTTCTATATCCACAGTAAAAAAATAATTCTTACAATTCCCACACTCCATATACATCAGGTGTGGTATAAGTCTAATTATTTCGTCGGCTTCGATTTTTTTCTCACTTTCTTGGGTGGATCGTAGTTTACTATTTCAATAATTATATCTTGTGTTTCCTCACCTAACCCTGCCAACCTTGCTAGTTTATCTGATGCTTGTGCATTACCCTTACCTGATTCTACAAACAAATGCTCTAATACTTTTTGCCGCAATCCTTCTTTATCTTCTAAATCTATAATAGCTGGTTTGGTTACAGGCTTTTCTTTTGGGGTCTTTACTTTTTCTAGACGCTCTACTTTTTTATTTGCTGCTACTAACTCCTGTGCAAATGCCCACAACTGTTTATTATCTGCTGATTTAAGTCTAGAGAAAACTGATTGTGTTGTTTCCATTAATTGCTTATAACTCTGTAGGTAATATAAGTAAAGAAAAATAATTAAATATTTTTTACAAGTCAAATTTTTTAAAAGTTGGTGGGGGTCTAAATACATACGCACAAATGTAACCAACGTCCGATGCACCCCCCTGCAAAACCCTCCCCCCTTTTTTTTTGTGCATTTTATAAATATATATCATTAAAGAATCTCTCATATATGCGTATATGCGAAGAGCTGAAAAAGTTAAGGAGTCTCAGGGGAAAGAGTTT